CATCTACTTCACTTTCGTCAATCATGTCGAGACCGTTCCTAAAGAAAGGGCCAGTATCGCCAAGATCACCGACATAGTAGACCACCTTCGATCCATGTGGTCGGTTCTTGATATTATACTCCAAAACCTTCTCAAAAATGATAGGGCGCTCTTTTTTTAGCATCTGAATCATAATTCGACTAAGATCCTTATCATTCTTAAAAGGCAGGCCTTCATACTGAGACAGTGGCACCTTAAAGATGTTAAGGTCTGTTTCATACTTCTGTTGAATTGCGTTAAGAATGTCTCGTAGGTGGTTAACGCCAGTGATATCTTTCTTAGCCGCCTTATGAGCACAAGCCCTAATTTGTTCCAAGAAATCGGGTGATTCTAGAACCGACTCACCTTTCCTTAGAGTAGTAGGGGCAGTCTTTACAATTACGAACTTTGACATGAAAATCTCCTTAGTATTGTGATGATTATACCTACCGGTTAATCATCGGAGAGACGCTGAATTTCATGTACATCTAGGCAAACCGGGGTTTTCCACCCGGGCTTTAACTCACCCTTGACATACACGATAGAGTTCTTGTTCCAGCCTAAAGCCTTCTTCATCTTCCAGTCTACACACTCGATCGATGCGTATCCATCAGAAAGATGAATTGCTACCTTAGACCATGGACGACCGCTCCTCTTAGAGGTGCCGCTTGTAAAGGCAGATGACTCATACAAGAGAATGAGACCAATGTCCTTATCCGTCTTTCCACAGAAACCCTCAGCAACCTTGATGTTAGCTAGGATAGGTACTGTGCCCATGACGAATGGCACTGCTTCACGGTTGGTCTCTGTAAGGGAATTCAATTCAAGCGTGGCTTCATCTGTATGAAATTGCTTCACTAAGGCCATGATATCGGGGTTGCTAAGAAGCGTCTTATTAAAGACCTTGTTAGACTCCTTCTCTTGCAGGAAGATCGAGAGTGGGTCGAACTTAAAAACGTCTTCTTGTAACTTGATTGGCTTTTTGCGGAGTTTCTTGAAGTCTTCTATGAACTGCTTGCGGCGCTCAGGATAGTTAGCGATTGACATATCCATCATATCATCGGCTGCTCGGCCTTTGATAAGGGCAGAGATACCACCAGTGTTACACTTAGCATGGTCAATGCGAGCCACAAAATCTTCTAGCGAGCTGAAAGGGCCTTTGGCACAGAGTTCCTGGACTACCTTAGGTCCAATACCTTTAATAACGGACACTGGAGCTACAATACACCCCTTGCCATTGTCATCTTGGCGGACCTCAAATCGAGAAGAAGGGTGTTTCAGCGAAGGTGGTCGAACTGTCTCGCCGAGCTTAGAAATATAGCGCCGTAACTTATCTTCTTTAAGGTCGAGATTCAGCGTAGAAGCCCACCATTCCAGCTCGTGATGATGCTTAAGATACATAGTGATATACCCCAACTCACCATAAGCATAAGAGTGTGAACGGTTAAATGAATAACGCGAGAAGGCTAGAATCTGCTGACAGACTTGCTCGATCGCATCATCATCCCACCCTCGAGCACGACACGCCGTCCTAATCTTATCGAAGGTGTTCATGATTACTTCAGTCTTCTTCTTAGCAATAGCCGACCGGATGATGTCTGATTCTTCCCACGTATATCCGGCGATCTCAACCAGGAAGCGCATGACGGATTCTTGATAGACAAACACGCCGTTAGTCTCTTTAAGAATAGGCTCGAGGTCATCGTGCAAGAAGGTCATCTCCTTGGCCCCATTCCGCACGTCCATATAGAATTGAGCCGCAGTAGAGTCTCCGAGTGGAGCATCTAGCGCGCCAGGTCGAGCTAGAGCTGTAAAGTCAGCTAGAGCTTGGCGGTTGAGTGGACAGAACTCTTGCACCATGCCCTTAATCAGTTCTGTGTTGAACTGAAACGACGAATCCGTGTCTTTATTGTAGAAGTCAGTATAGACATCCTCATCTTCAGGAAGACGGTAGATGAGCGGCACGCCGTTCTCTTCTTCAAGGTAGTCGATACCTTTCGCCTTCATCAGTTCAACACAGTCAGAGACCGCTGTCAATGTTGAAAGACCTAGAATATCTGCCTTAACTAGACCGCTCTTCTCAACCATACCTGCATCGTATTGAGTAACCTGAATCTGACCAACCTCATCATCATCAAGCATCATTGTTGGGACACGATCGGCTGATAGATCTAGAGTAGAGATAACGAAGGCTGATGCATGTCGACCCCACCCTTTTACGATGCCAATCAACTTATTGACCATCTTTTGGATGTCGGGATTAATCTCGAAAAACTTAGCTAGTTGCTTATTTAACTCGACAATACCGTGGTTATAGTTGCCTTCTTGGTCTGTATATCCATACAAGAAATCATGCTCATCAACACCCTGTGGCGAATCAGGAACAAGATCGCAAATTGCTACCACCTCGGGGTCATTACCGTTCTTACCGTAGATAGCATACATCGCATCTTTGATGGCATTCTTAGTCTTCATTCGCTGGAAAGTGGCAATCTGAGCGAATCCAAGCTTGTACTTCTCTTGTAGATACTTCATAATCATGCCACGTGCACGATCACCGATGTCTGCATCGATGTCTGGGAATGACCCTGCGCGAATACGAGCATGAGATAAGAACCGTTCAAAGGGAAGATTGGCTTTGATAGGATCAAGATGGATGATTTTCAGATAGAAAGAAATAAGCGAACCACCAGCAGAACCACGGGCCAACCCTTGAAGAATACCCTTTGAGCGGGCAAAGGTCCCAATGTCCTCATAAACTAGAAAGTATGGAAGAAAGTTAAGCTTTTCATTCTTCATGATAACGTCTAGTTCTGTCTTGAACCGTTGAACATATACCGGGTCATTATTCCACCGACCGTGGCCCTTAATGAGCTCCATCATGTAGTAGTAAGTTTGAGTCTGATAGTCGGACACCTTGGCCTGAATATGAGCGGGAATCTCTATCTTTGGCAGATGGTACTCAAACTTAATATCAATGCTCTTGGCCTTTTCCAGTGGAATATACGAGTTATCAATCCACTCAGAGAAACGCTCTTCGGTCATCCATTCAGGGCCTAAATGGACCTGAAGTTTCTTGAACATCTCTTCCGCAAGCATCTGATGATAGCTCTCATGGAAGTACCAACCATTAGAGTTACCATTCTTTAGAAGACAGTCTTGAATAATCTTATCGTCAGGATAGACGAAATGGGCATCAGTAACAGGAATACACTTGCCACCATGCTTCTCAACCATTTCTTTGAGAAATAGGTTATAGCCACGCTGCTTATTGCTATCGCAAACACATTCATCTTGCGGAGATGATGCTTGCTCTATAGGAAAAGCATCAAAGCCACCAGTTTTCTTATTAAAGTTATGTGTGATATCGCCGACGTGGAACTCGATTAGAAGACTATCTCCGAACAGCTCCTTGTACATGAGGAAGATCTCTTCGGCCATCTTGCGATCTTTATGCTTCATGATCGCTTGACCAATTGGCGACACGATACACCCGGTGCCGAACATTATGCCTTCTTTATATTGCTTAATCTGGTCGTAGGTTACTCGAGCCTTCAGAGAACCATAATAACTAACAGTATCATTGTAAGCAAGAGAGGCCAACTTCATCAAGTTGTGATAACCCTGATTACTTGTCGCCCATGCCGTAATGTGATAGTGGCTCTCATCCTCAGCGTTGAGCTTAACATACAACTCAACCCCGGGAATTAGATGCGTCGCGTCGACGGGATACTCTGGTCGAGGAGACGCATCTGGATTTTCCTTATTCCACTCTTTGTTCTCTTTATTAATATTCTTAATGAGGTCTTTTGTCCGAGTAGCATCGAACATGCTAATCGCGGTCCCATGGTCAGTGATTGCCAGACCTGGAGTTTCTGTCTCTAGACACCATCGAACCCAATCTTGGGGAGATGGAACGGCATCAAGTAGACTATATTTACTATGATTGTGCAGCTGAACTACGGGCCTGAATTTAGGCATCGTCTCTCGCTAGTAGTTGAATTAAAGTTAGAGGTGTAAAATTTGAAACGTCTACACCAACGTTGATTATTTTACCTTGCCGTTTCCATTTGTCGTGAACGTGCCCACAGAGGAAGTAATCAAAGTGTTCTGGAGGAGAAATCTTCAGTTCTGTTGGATACCACCTAAGACCCGGATCAAGAGACATAGGAATGTGAGCTAGAAATAACTTCATCCCATCAATTTCAATCTCTAGTTGCTTATGAATCTCGTCAAAGCCAGCAGCAAGATGGACGGCGTCTTTTCTGTCATGATTTCCCTTAATGAGAATCACCTTTCCATTCAGGCGCTTACGAAGATTGACGTTTTCTTTAGGGCCCATAGAGAAGTCCCCTAAATGATAAACGGTGTCCCCTGGACCGACTACGGCGTTCCATTTTTCGATCATTACCTCATTCATATGAGAAATGTCCGAAAACGGACGCTTACAGTACTCAATGATCTTGGCGTGGCCAAAGTGAGTATCACTGGTGAAGAAAATTTGCACGAAAATATTATACAAAAAGAAAAACGGGCCCATCGTTTTGATGGACCCGCTTAACATGTTTTAGACTTTATTAAAAGGTAAAGTTTAGATCGAGACTTGTCGATACAGTATCTGCGGTGTTGAGAGTCGGAGTACACTCAAAGTCATAAATGAGTTGAACCGATAGAGCCTCAGAAACCCCAGACAAAAAAGCCTTTAGGATGAGGTTGTCGCCTTTATTTCCACGTAGCGCGGCAGGACTATAAGTCACGGGAACGGTCACGGTAAACTTACTTAGACCATTTGCGGCATTGGCTTGAAGACCAGCAGTGATTGTGTCAAACTGACCTTCACCGGTCTGCGTACCAACTAGAGCAACTCCAGCGTCGTGTGCATCTTTCTGCTTCTGTAATACGCCGTTTGAACCTTCAAAATATGCGTCTTTAAGTGACATTGTTGCTCCTTACTCGTTTGCGCCAGAAGTGGGATTTACGGAACCATCCTGGATCTCTGCGATCTTATCTAGCAAGAAAGAAATCTTCGCCTTCTCGTAGTTCAGAGCACTATTATAACCTGCCCCCAGCTCCTTAGCAATATTCTTAGCAGCAGTTAGTCGCTCATCAGCGTTCCGCTCTTCCTTGATGGTTCGAATCTTCTGCTCGGACTCAACTAGAAGGGCCGTAGCCTCATCCTCATTAAGATCCTTTGCGTTGTCTACGAAAGACTGACTTAGCTTTGAGTCACCCATGGTCCAACTCCTTTAATTGGTTAAAAAATCCTTGATTAACAAGGCCCTTTGTACTATAGGATCCAAACCGGGAGTCTTTTTCTTAGCAAGATATTTCTTTAATGTTTTCAAGGCTTCTGCTGTGCTGATGGTCTTAGCCTTCAGTTGCTGTTCGAGCTCATCTAGTTCTCGACCATACTGAAGAGTAAGGCGGCCAATGCGTTCTATTTGAGTTTTCGTGTTATGGCAAGAGTCACAAATAACCTGTAAGTTAGTCGCGTCACAAAAGAGTCGGGTAATGAATGTGTTGAAATCAACGAAGCCCTGCTGAACATCCACGACAGGGTTGATATGATCGACAGAGACTTTAGTAGATCCAACATACTGCTGGCATACATTGCACCGGTACTGGACAGCATCCTTCTTCGCACGACTGCCATCTTTATTATATTTAGGGATTTCACGTCGTACCTTAAAAAGCACTTCACGTATTACCGGCGACCGAGAGAAAGTCCTACGGAGAGCACCGCGGATAGCTGCTTCTTGATTCCAAGTTTTTGCCATAAACCTATTTTACTTAATTTCTATTTTTCTTTGGCTCAAAAGAATTAAGCATATCTACGGCAGTAGGATCCTCGTCTGATTGACTTCCATAGTAAGGCTTAGAGTCACTCACGCCAGGGGGAAGTTTATGGTCGGGAAATTTGGCCTTATGGGCTTGCATCATTGCTTGAACATACGGTGGAGCGTGGCCAAAATCGTGACTAATATCTGTAATAATATTATTTGGATCTACCGCAATGAAGCCTTTAATCGGTTGTCCGGTTCGTGGATTTGCGTGCCAGTCTGAATGGGTCTGTCCCATAAGGGTATCCGGCTTAGTTAAAACAGCGCCACGGACTCCATTTTTGGGAGCTGAGATATGATGAGAATAAGTATAGCTTGTATTTCCGTTGTGAAGTTTATCGGCTCTCACTAAATGAATATGTCCAGGAAGACCTGCATCAAAGCCCTCATCGTCTTCAGTCTTCTCAACCTCTACGTTGACTTTACTAAGATTGGAGTTCTTGTGTACTAAGACACTTTCAGGTTTATTAGTTTGGGCGCCGCACGATTCACCTTCATGCCCACAACCATAGGTCTTGCC